GCGAGTTTGAGTTACATCAATATCACAAGTAAATATACTAGAAGAACCTTGTCCTGTAATTTGTTTTACATCTTTAGAGAAGGTCTTTCCTTCGTTCATTTTAATGTCAAACAAACCCAACTTAAACTCAGTATCTGCTCCATCAGCATAATCACCGCTATGCAACTGGAAAGATCTTACTCTAGCAGTACCAACGATATCGTCAGAATTAGGAGCATTACCTGGAGTTACATTAGCAACACTAACCAAGTAAACAGTTTCAAAAGTTGAAATATCAGGATAATCTCTTACATTCTTAACAATAGTATATGATCCAATTTGAGTTGGAATTAATTTGTCTTCAACTCTTGCGATTTGTCCGTTCTCTTCGCCAGATTCACCATTCTCTCTTGCTTTATCAATTGCAATATATTTTTGGTTTGTATTTTCTACTTCATATCCTTCGATGTATGCTTTACCAGAATCAACAACTAAAACAAATTTATCTGGATCACCAGCGCCACCAGAATAAACTCCATTGTTAGTTCCGTCATCTAAATGTTCTTTTGTTGATAATTTAAACTTGTTGACTTCGTAGTTTCCTGATTCATCAAAAGTTCTACGAGCAAATGTTTTTTCTAATTCAGAGTAATCTGTTTTATCAACAATATTTTGAATTGTACCATCAACGACTCTAAGAAGTTCGATAAATCTGTCATCGTCTGTTGATCGAATATCTTTAGCAACTAAAGACACACTAATTTTATAACGGTGCGCACCTGGAGCAGAATAGTTACTTGAACCTGCTGCTTGGTCGGTAAGCGAAACATCTTGTTCTGGTGTTACAAATGACTCTGTAACTTTAAAACCTATACGTGCAGTTGGTGTATTGCTAAATCTTCCTGGATACAAGTGAAGTTCTGGAGTTCTAACAAAGAAACCGTCAATGTAGTAAATACCTTCTTTTACATCAACACCATAACCATAACCAATAACGTCTGAAGAAGCATTTCCTGTATATGCAGTTTCGTCTTCACCATTATCACCCAACTCTCTAATCTTTACAGTAATATCACCAGTTTGATCAACTGTAAGACTTGGGTTGTTAGCAACAGTATTATCTGCAGCATATGCAACAATAACTTCGCCTGGAATTAACCTTTTTGTATCATTATCACCAATAGTCTCAATTTTACAGTAAAGAGTTGGGATATCTAATTGAGTGGTAACACAATCACAATTAGAATGATCTAAAACACGCATTTTAACGCCAGAATCAACACCAGTAATAATTTTATGCTGGAATTGGTCAATAATAGTTGTCGTCAATACTGAGTTATAGTTTGTTTCCAACTTTAAGAAGTGCACTTGCGGATCAACGTTTACTGAACCAGGGATTACTTGTGCACCATTATCGAAAATATGATCTCCAAACTTTCCAATCTGATTCTGTAAGATAGATTGTACTTGAGTCAGTTCTCTTGCTTGAACAGCATATCCAGGTCTGAACAGAATTCGATAAAAATCTTTAGTTTCATCGAAATCGTCAAAATATGGGGACTGGTTAAAGTTCGTGTTTAGTGTCATTTCTTATACCTTTTAAAAATCCAATACGATTTTTATATTTTCGATTTGATCTGGGTCTCTTGTTACAGGTTCAACATTTTCTGTAAACAAGATGTCACCAGAAAACAATTTAAATTCAGGACCATTTATGGACTCAACAGTACACAACAAACCCTCAACTGTTCTTCTATGCAATTTACTTTCTCTAGAGAATCCAGGAAGAGTTCCGTAACTTTCAACATTATTTATATAGATATTATAGATAGTTGGGTCTGATAGTGTTGAATCATCTTCAATATAAACAATATCACCATTTGCTGCTTTAGTTGCATTTTCCATTGCAAATGTAGAGTCTTGAAGTTGTTCTATATCAAGTTCGGTTACAAACTCTAACTGACCATTTTTAGCAGCGAGAACTTTTGTATCTGTAGTTATAGTTTCGTTAATATCCAAATAAGAACTAGCAACAATATCTGAACCATATGCAATATTAAGTTTTGTTGTTGCTCTTAGACTATTTGGCGAGTTTACTGTATTTGCTACATTTTCTGTGTCAACCTCAACATTATTAGAATCAACTTTCAAAATTGGATCAGAAAGTAGTGTTATTGTTCTATAGGTTGTTTCATATGTATTACCAGTAACACCATCAACATTTCTTGTTGGAATATATCCAGCACCAGTTGTTTGAGTGCCAATAATACCATCAAGTTGAACATCAATCATAATTTTATCAGCATACAATTCTTCAACTGGATCAGATCCATGTCCATTAACAGGCGAAATCATTGCATTAGCAGAAGCACCAGTTCCGCTAGAAGAAGTATTTGCTGAAAATAAAACTTCTGCTCTAGTATAACTAGATCCAGAATCAACAACGTTTACATTAGAAATAGCACGTGTTGAAGTATTTACTCTAGCATAAGCAGTAGCACCCTCACCATCTCCAATAATTGTAACTGTTGGTGAGATTATAACAGTAGAAGTTATGTCTGGAATAGTATCAAAATCTCTATGTACTGTTAATGTATTGGTTTCTGAAACATAATCAACAATTCTTCTAATCTGCCCTGCGCCTTTACCAGAAGAAATATACACGCTTGACATGTTATAAAAGTTGTCTAGTGGAGAAGGTGGGTTTTGTACTGCAGTTGATAATCTTATTGTTGTAGCAGTAGCAGCAGCAACCAAACCATCAGTATCTGCAGTATATGTGTATCTTTCACCAGCATCATTAACCTCAATAACATGAATACCACCATCGACAGCAGCATTTTGAATTCTTAATTGTTTATCTGATTCTGCGCTACAAGTCCAAATACCACCACCTGCTTCACATGTTTCTTTTGTTTTATACTGTGATAATGAACATCCACAAACATCAAGACTATTTTCTTCAATGGTTCTAACAGGCATATAGTTTGCTGTCAAGAATTTATTTGCATCGCCCAAAGAAATAGTATACATGTATTTCCAAGTATATCCATCAGAAGTTGTAAATGGAATTGTTGAAAACCCTCTTGGTTCAACTCTTGAAGCAGCACCTTTATTGTTGTATAAACACTTATACACATTATAATCAGAGGTTAATACATAAAACATTTTTTCATACATGTCAACATCAGTATCACGCCACATATCATAAACTGTACCTTCATTCCAGTCATATCTGTTTGTGACATGACACATTGAACCTGCATCAACCTTCACGCAACCAATAAAGTTCCTTTGTAAATCATATCTTAGATATTGAACATTATCAGGCGGATAAATTGGTTCGTCATTTGGCCAAGGTTTTGAGTTTCCAATACAAAGGTATAATATTTGTGACTTCTTGGATGTTGATGTATCTTGGTTATTTGTAGAACCATGAACCATAGTTGACTTCTGTAAAAATGCTTTAGCAGAGTTTACAGAAAGTAATTTTGTTGTATAACTATAAGATGCCATTAATCTTGCCCTTGAATATAATAAACTTCTGCAGACTGTATGTTTGGTCCAACATATGTTGATTTAATCGTTGCTTCTGCTGGGTTTGTTGATATTGTATTTATTACAAATCTGTGAGTATCTTCTGAAGTTTTCAGTACAATAGTATCACCATCACCAAATTCAGCAAATGTTCCGCTTGAAGGAACAATTGTGTTTCCATCATTGTAGAAAACATTAGCACCAGAAACTTCACCATAAGTCCAAGCAGACTGTAAGTTTGCTGTATTGCCAACGATATACCAAGCACCATCAGCAATAGTATCAGTTGAACCGCTATACGCTGCAGTTAATTCAAGCGACTCACTGTCTTCAGCAATAGTATCTACAACACCTACTAAAGTATCTCCAGCATCAAGATAGATCCTATCACCTTCATTAATTTGGTCGATAAATCCAGTGCCAGTTACTGTTGCATCACTATTTGTTATAGTAATAGAACCAGAACCATCTGAAGTGTTAACTTTATTTATTTGTAACGTAATAAACTGGTGAGGATTAACACCATCTGCTGGATCTTTCTCAACCACAAAGATTGAACCTTCACGATATAATTCAATAATGTCATTATTTGAAACAACACCTGTTATTGTAATTTCATTTCCTGATCCATTTAAGGTATAATCTTCATCAATTGTTAGATATTCTTCATTCAAATAAACTTGATGATTAAGAGGTGAAGAAGTTAGTCCAGATAAAACTTCACTATCATCATCAGTTGTAAATGCAACACCTGTTCTGTTTAAAGAAGTTTCTGATACTGGTACTGTAAAATTGAACTTCTGCTTAGAAACAAAAGTATTTTCAGGATTAATGCCTGCAAAAGTTACATCAAATGAATCTGGAGTGAAATCTGCTGTTCCAGAATCAGTAGACAACTCAAGGTCTGCAGTATAATCAGTTTTAATTAATTTCTCAACGCCTTGATAATTTGTATAGGGATCAAGAACTGTTGTAGGAATATTTGATTCAGCAACAGAGCGATATCTACCAAATAGTTTTTGACCTGCAGGGTGAATTAAATTCAATGCAATATCTCTATACTTAGAAAGCGAGTTTTTAGAAATAATCTCATAAGAGAATTCTTGATAATAATCTGAATCTTGTATATAACCTCTGGTAGTAGAAATGTGACTTCTATCAGAAGAGTAATATCCTTCAGCGTTAGCGACACCAGAAAGAGAAACTTTTACTCTTGCGCTTGTTGATAAACCTCTACCGCTTGGTTCGAGCAGTGGTTCTTCATTATTCAAGTATGAGAAACCAGAGTCAAGTATGCGAACACTAGTTATTGTTCCGTCAGCACCAACGCCAGCATCAATAACAGCATTATTTCCTAAAATACCAAGATCTTGAATTGCAGCAATAGTAATTGTACCAGTTGTTACTGGTGTTCTATCATCAGTTTCGTCACCTAAGAAATATTCTCCAAAAATAGATTCATATGTAACATCCCCAAGTTCCCAAGAAATGTTTCCTGGACTTTTTTGACCGAATCTTTGCCAAACACGTGCTTCAACTTGATACTTACCATCAATTGCTTGACCATTATTTAAAACTGTTACAACTTTTATATCACCAATAGCACCAGTGCTTGATTGAGTTAATCTATCAGTACTATCAGGGAATCTAACCTTTAAAGAGTGATCTAATTCAAGTCCAGAAACAGTTGGAAGAGTATCTGTAACATACATTACAGTATCTTTATTTGTTAACGGACTACCTTCACCAATTTGAGTTATCTGAAGGGTATATGTTGTGCTATTGTATTCAAAATGAATAAATGATCCAACACTATATTCATTTTCAAAATTTGTATTTTCACCTGTAATTTTTAAATCTTCAAAAGCAACTAGATGCCCTGATTTCTGCGTTCCTGTATCCCAAAATAAATCATCTGTTTCTAGAGTTAGAATAGATTCCCCAATACCTAATGCAGCAATGTCTGGGTTAACAACTCTAACAACAGGTTGTTGCGTATATCCAGCACCACCATCGATATCCGAAATATTTGATATTGTTCCTACAGTTGTTGCTTCAACAATCAAACATTCCCTGATAGAAGTTCCTGCAGTTTCATAAGTATTATTAGCAGTAGAACTTGCGACATTAGCAACAACTGTAGAAGAAGGTATTGAATTATGTCCCACCAATCTAATACCTTCTTCTTCATTAAAAGTACCAGCACCAAAACGAATTGTTTTAGATCCCTCACCGTCTTTTTCAGAACCAGTGTCGTAAACAGTATCACCTAATATTAAACCATTATCAAACGCACCATTAGTTAAAGAGGTGTTGTTTGCAGAAACCATAACTTTCCACAATGTTCTTGATTGCGGAGTACCATCTGGGTCATGAGTATACGAGTTTTCTGTATTTGAAATAAGTTGTTGGATAACGCCAAAACAATTTGTATTAACACCAACAATTTCATCGCCAACATTAGGTTCCCACGCACCTGGAACAACACCAAACTCAATCATGTGTCTTCCAACAGTGTTTGCTGAGAAACTGCTTACTGCTGAAGAAATTTCACCAGAACTAAAGTCTGGAGAATTAACGAAAATTGTATCGGATGTTGTGAAGTTCTTATATCCATCAGCCTTTACAACAGTTGTTGAACCGTCCAAATAGATTCCTGTAACTGTCGCATTTGCTGATGAATTATCACCAAACAAGGAATCACCAACGGAAATGTTTGTTGTCTCATCACCACTCAAGTATAACCTAGAATCGTAATTATCTCTAAAATCAATACCCGAAGTTACCTCTTCGCCTTCTTCTCTAAATCCATAACTTGGTGCACCAATAATAGTATTCGCAAATGTATTCATAGAAAGAGTTTTAGTTCTTTCATAGGTAATTTGAACATTTGCGTGATCAACAGTACTTGTTGTTGTTAATACGGTATTATTTGATATAGAATCCACAACACCAATTTGTTCATTAGAAGGATAAAGATATAACTTATCTCCCTGTTCTAAATCGGAAGAAAATCTACTATCAACGCCAATAACTGTATTGTTTCCTGATGTTAATGTAACAGTTCCGCTAATAGGATCAACTGCACGAATAACGTTATCAACAGCAGGAGCAAGGTCACCAAATAATGTGTTTGATGAAATTGTAGTTGTCCATAACGAGAAATCAATTGTGTCACTCAAATCTGATGCAAGGATGCTAAAACTTGCTGGAAGTGTGCTATTACCTTCTATAGATACTTTGGTTGCACCAAATGGGTCATCAGTTGTTGTATAACCAGATCCGCCGTTCTCAATATCAAATGTAAGAATACCGCCAAGGTCTTGAGTTCCTGTTACAACAGCCTTACCAAAATCACCAGCACCTGAAGAATTAATATCAACAATATCACCAAGTTGATAATCACTTCCAGGGGTAATAATTGTAAGTTTATTAATACCAGCATCTATGAAAGTTTTGTGACCAGAAACATTTGTGTCTGAAAGCAAATGGATAATTTCTCTATCCTTAAAAATACCTTCAACATTTGATAACAAAATTTGCATCAAATGGCGACCCTTTACATTTCTTGAAACAACATCTTCAACCAATGCTGTTGCTCTAGAATCTTCACCAATTATAGTTTTACCAATAAACCCATACGTCTTATCATCAAAATTTGCAACAAGATACTTATCAATTACCCAGTCACCATCAGAAACCTTTAAGATTTGATCTGCTGGATATAAAAAATCAATATCTTCATCATACAATACTCTGAATAATAATTTGTATGATTGGAGCGTTCCTCTTGCAAGGTTTCCTTGCTTTATATTTTTTACTAACAATTCTTTGTTAGCGATAATATCAACAGGTAGAGAAGGAACAAAGGTGTATAAGAAATAATCTAAATATTCTTCAGTAGTTTTATCAATATCTGAATATGATTTTAAATTTCTGATACCATCAGTAAGTTTACCATTTTGCTCCATGTATTCATAATATGCTTCCATGAACGCAAGGAACTTTGGACCCTCTTCCTTATAAAAAGCAGGGAACTGATTTTGTACTAAGGATGAAATTTTTTCAGTAACTGCCATTAGGTGTACTCAGCAATAACATTAATAGATGAATCTTGTGCAACCAATAAGATAATTTGCTCTTGTTTTGGAATTGCGTCTAATCTATCCAATTGAACATCAAATTTAATAAAGTTTCCGCTATAAGAAGATGGAGCAAAACTTTCAACAACAATTGTTCCAGTATCGTAGTCTACTGTTCCAGCATTAACTTTGATGTTTATTCTTTGTTGATTTTCATTTATTCTATAGATGTTAACATTGCCTTCTGTATCATCTTCCAGATATGCATTATATGAACTGTATTGGAATGTTGTTGAATTTAAAGAACCAGGAACAATTTTATTATTGAATTTTAATTCTAATTTTTCAGCAACTTGTGTATTCGCTGCAACACGTTTTTGCAAAGTATATTTTGCATCGTTGTTTAGTATTACATTTGGTAAGATATTATCCAGTTCTCTTACAAAATTAGAATATCTAAATCTATTGCCAAATCTGCCTAAATTATTATCAGCATAATTAGAAATAGCAGTTAAAATTAATGCCCTTATTTCTGAAGCAGATAATGTAGTTTTTGTTGCATCATAATACGTTGTAATATCAGGAATAATATATGTGTATGTTGCATCAATAATAACAGGATCAATACCCAATGGTGTTCTTTCCAAAATTGATCTTTTAATCTTATTTTTATTATCTTGAGTCGTAAATAACTCACCAAATGGTTTAATTGCAACGTACACTTTACCAAATACTGGAGGATCTGCTTTCTCTCCACCATATGCAACAACAGATTCTAAATAAGCATTTTCAGTTAGGATAATTCTTTCATAGTCTTTATCAATAACACATCTGTTCTGAGATTGATATGTTTTGGGGGCATTAAATTTAATTGATTCAATATCTTCAGCATATCTTCCACCCAAAGAATTTGATGTTGTAGTCAATGAAACACTATCATAAGTAACACCAACATTCATAGTATCGATAGAGAAAGAACTTGCTCCGTTTGTTTCATCTCCACTACAAACAAGATAGTCAACAATAACGATGTTACCATCTACTAATGCTTTACCAAGAACACCATCACCAAATTGAACCTCATACTTATCATCATCTACTGCTTGTAGAAAATAAACATCTGTGTCACTGTAAATTTGAACCAAGTTGGTTGCCTGTTTAAATTCTGTAGTTGATCCATCAGATGCTGAGTTTTGAACTCTAACAGAAATGCTGGAAGAATCAACATTAGAATTTGGAATAATAATGCGTTTTGGATCATTAGCATCATAAGTGAACTTATGTGTTAATGGTTCACCTTCTTTGATTGTAATATTTGCTGAAAATGTATTAGTTTCAGAATAGATAGTTTCTGCTTCTGGAGTTACAAAAGTATAGGTGATATCATCAATAACTGTTGTAAAGGTTGAATTTTTAGGAATTACAATCTGACTGATACCTGATTGCACACCAGTAAATTCAATGCTGACTTCTGCTTGCGAACCAATAGCAGAAATAGGAGTATAACCCAATAACTTAGCATGAGAAACAACAGACTCTCTTTGTTGGGCAGTGTCTAAGAACATCTCGTTAGCGACCATGTTCAGATAGTATGAATTGTAATGTGTATTATATGCCAGAACGTCTAGCATAACTGACAGAGCAGAACCTTCAAAGTCATAATCTTTGAATTGATCTTGAGAACTAAGAAATTTCTTTAAATTAGATCTAATATCTGAAAAATCTAATTCTGTAACTTGTAGGTATGTATTTGCTGTTGCCATTTATCTTACTCGTTCTAAGATTAAATCCAAATCTATTGGATTGGGGTCATTCTTAATATAAAAAATTACTGATAATGCAAGAAAATTTTGGTCTGGAGTCGCTTCTGCAATAACATCAACTACGTCTGCTCTTGGTTCGTAGTTTTTAATAACTTCTCGAACAGCATTTTCTATTGTTTGTTGTGTTATTGGTGTAAACGGTTCAAATAAAGATTTTCTAATGCTGCATCCAATTCTTGGTTTGAACGGACGCTCGTAAAAATCTGTCAGAATCAAAGATTTAACAGACTGCTTAACTGCTTCACGGTTTTTCTTGCGTGACAACTGCTTAGTTACTGGATGCGCAGTAAAACTTAATGCTAAGTCCGAAAATAAATCTTTTTTTGGTTCTGGCATGATTCTTTCTTATAGTTGTTATTGTTCTTATTTATAACTTAAAATGGCAACTTTATATTACTAAAACCGCCACCCATGTTAAATTCTTTTAGTGCATCAGCAAATTCTGCTGGTGCTGCATCAAAATTAGCAGCACGTGTTGCGTTTGCATCACCCAACCACTTATCATATTGTATTTTTAATGCCTCATCCCAAGTCTTAGTTGTCTCACCTTTAGCAACCAATTTAGCATATTCTGCCTTTGCATAATTGAACATCATAGGTTTTAAAGTCTTATCAAAGTCTTCACGTTTAAGTTCTCTTCCATCTAAAAACTTAAACCACGCTCTTGCTGCTTGTTCTGCCTCACCAGCAAAAATGATATTGACCTTTTCAGGAATAACCGAGTAAATACGATTAGCATCACCACCAACTGCCTTCGCAAGTTCATTTAAGAACCAATACTTGTGAGCATCTCTGTAATCTTTTATAAGTTTATCAAAACCTTTTGCTTCACCTGCTTCTTGTTTACTTCCTCTATAAAGACTGTCAAATGCTTTACCGACTGCACTTGTCAAAGTACCAATTGCTTTTGATTCTTCTGCTGATAATTCATTTTTTACAGGTGGTGCTGGAGGAGAAACTTTTGGTTTTTCTTTTGGTACAACAGAAGGTTTAGGTAAAGTCTCTGCTAGTTTAGTTATGTCCATCTTACCAGTTATTGGATCTTTAACAAGTTTATCTTTAACTTTAATATCTGGTATAGAATCACAAACTGTTTTTTCAGAAAACTCTGGAAGATTACCATCAAAAATACTCTTAACTTTATCTTCATTACCTTCTAAAAACTTTGCAGGGTCATCTGGAGTAAATAAAGAAGAAAGTTTACCAATACCACCATTAATTACTTCTCCAACATTTAATGGATCTGTAGTCAGAGTAACTTCTTTACATTCCCAAATGCCACCTGCTTCCTCACATGATGCTTGGTCAGTATATTCTGGAATAGAACATACACAAGAATTAACAGTATCGCCAATAGAAGTCGGTTTTGACAGTTCTATTTT